CTTGAATCAGCTGACCTACTTGTTTTTTATCATTCAAAAAATCACCTTACTTAATGTCAATAAACCCTGTCAAAACAACGTTCCATGATATAATTATAGATACATTGTACATTTAGATAGTTTTTTTATCAATAGAATAAAGAAAAATATTCCATAGTAAAATTAAGGTAATCAATTTCGGGTCTTTCTTAATGATTACCTTTTATCTTCTCCTTCTTCTTCTAGATTCCTCTAGATGCTGTATGCTCTCTTTTGCTTGTTCAATCACTTCTTCTTTTAAATCACTTAAGCAATCTGCAAGAAAGTCAAAAAGCAGTATTAATTTTAATGAATTTTCTTCATGCCCATAGTCAATATGCCCACCATGTAAAATAGCATGTCTACTGATCTCAGAATGAATAGTCTGTCCATGCTTAAAACTCACTAATATATACTGGAGGTAATATTTACGAAAAGCATCTTCTAGAGATAAATTATTTAACTCATTCTCTGGAATAACTAAAAGATACTGTAAATATATCCGTAATTGTTCCCCATCAAGTTTTCCTTTATGATTAAAAGATTCTGCAATTATTCCTTCTAGCTGTGGTAAGATTCCTGTTACTGAAGCGTAATACATTTTCTGTTTATGACATTTAACAACATTTCTCAATATAGGTAGTCTACTCTCTAAAATGCTATTAGCATGCCAATTTAATAAAAAACTTTCTATTATTCTACTATTATAGAAGTAACACATATCTTTATCTAAATAATTCTTGACATATTCTGCTCCATGCTCATGGTAATCCAAGACTACTTGGTTAATAAACGTAAATGGTAACTCTCCACGTGGGGGATAACCTAATTCCACAATTATTTTCTTAAAGTCGACAAAATTGTCTTCTAATGCCTCAAATAATTCGCCTAACTCCTTAAAAGTAGCCGTAATACCTTCAAAATCTATTTGGGATAAAACTTTGTTAATTTTGTTTGAAATTCGTTTTGACATTTCTTGAATTTGTATTTCTATAGCCTGAACATTTAAGCTAATTTGTTTTTGATATTCTTTTGAAAAAAATCTCTAAGTTTCATTTAGCGACCACTTTCTATCGAAAATTTAGTTTCTGTACGTTCAACAAAAAAACACTCTCTTATTTTAGAAAGCGCTTTTTTGTCTAGGGAAATACAGAGAAACAGATTTTAAAGAGTTTCCCACCATTCCTCAACATTCTCCTTCTTTTTCTGATCTTCAAGTTTTGCTATCTGTCCATTTAATTCTTGTGCTTCTTGAATAAATACTATGTAAGATCTGTTATTCTCATACATTTCATCTGAATATTCAATACTAGATCCATATTGTAATTTAGGGCTATTATATTCCACATGCTCCCAATTAACTAGAGATACACTCCCTTTTATTTTTGGCTCAATAAGACCATAATTAGTAAAAAGCGCTCCTAGCTCTCCTAGCATAAGTTTTATTTGCTTATCATGGACTTCCAACAACTTAAATCTCCCATGAGAATAGTAAGAAGCCTCATCCTCATTGAGATGCCACCACAAGTCTTCTTTTTCCATATATTCTTTAACTAATTCTGAACTTCTTAACTTTAAATTTCCAACTTCGCTTTTTAATTCCCTTGCTCGTTCTTCGCCTAACTCTACTACTACATCAGCCTTTTCTTTTACTGTACTTAATGTTTCTTTGTCAATCCAAGATTCAGTAAATTTAACTAAATGAGTAAGAAACTCTTCTTTTTTCTTCTCCATCTTATTAAAAATTTCTTCCTTCTTTATACGCTTGTCTGCAATTTGAGTTTCTAAAGACATAACTCATTTCCCCCTTATGTGTTTAAATTGAATCAGCTAACCTTATATAAATACCTTTAATGATTTAGTTTAATTATTTCTTCAATCAACTGTATGACGAAGCCAACAGTATTTAATGATAATCCAATCAAGGTTAATTTTCTTGCCTTTATTTTTTCTTTGTTTATTCCTTCAAGTTCGTTCCATGTGATACCACTTGGATTATACTTACTAAAGATAATATCCCAAACCATTATTAAAGAGCCTATGAAATTTAAAATAAGACCTAGAATACCCACCTCTGTATCCCCTTAAGAGTTTTATAGAACTTTTTACACTAATAATGTAGAGTAAAGACCGATGCCATCTACTTTAATACTTGTAAACCTTACGTCAACATGCTCATAATTTTTCTACTCTTCAAAAAATGTATTGATTCGAACATCAGTTAACATTATGCATGCCGCTTAGATTGAACCTTTTTGTTTCAAGTAATTTAGTTCTAAATATAGGTAACTATCCCCCCTTTTTTTAAAAAGCACATAAGATACAATAAGTAAATAATACCACAAAAGAGGTTAATTTTGTTATTATTTCAATTGTTTTTTTCTTTATCTTTCGTTAATTTTTCTCTAAACCCATCATTATTTTCCGTATCATCTTCTCTATAATTAATGTAATCCATCATCATGCTTTCTATAATTTTCAGCAACTCTCTACCTTGCTCTTCTGTAGATGAGACGATGGTTACATTTGCATGTTTTAAAAGATTAGAATTGCTCATTACTTTTACCTTCTTGTTTTAACTTTCTTTCTTCTATTAAATTCTCATAACAATGCATCATCATTATTTCAGCAATGTTTAGAAATTCTTCATATTTCTCTTTTCTGTATTCTTCATCTAACGTTTCATTGATTATTATTCTTGCTGATTTTAAACGATTAGTTTTTCCCACTGTTGTTTTCTGTCTCCTCTTCTATTTCTTTCTTTTCCTCTTTTGCTCTATGATTGATGTAATCCAACATCATAATTTCCATAACTCCAAGAATTTCTTTTCTTCTCTCTTCAGTTGGCTCTAATTCAGTTATCTTTCCCATTTCCAATTTATTAATTTTTCCCATGATGTACTTCCTCCTGTTGTTAAACTCAAGAATCAAGAATCAAGAATAAAACTCACTTAACCATTTGTCAAATGATGGATCTTTTAACATTTATAATTAATTTATTTTTATTTAACGTCATGATAGGCTTTCACAGCATTTACAATCTCTTTTTAATAACTTTATCTTTCAAAACTGGTTGAAATTACATAAAAATAAAGTGTTTTTTGTGGAAAATGGCTATATAAATGTAGTTTTATAATTAATTTACTTTTAAATGAAAAAGAACAGCCCAATTTGAGCTGTACTAGAAGTAACTTTTTATAAAATCTTGTATGTCCTTTGCTTGATATATACCTAAATTACCTGTATCAATGTTATAACGTGTCTCAGAGAGAATTAGAATAAAAGGGAATTGTTCAGTAAACCTTTTCCACTCCTTACTGTCATAATAAGCCTGATAACGATCTATCTTTGCTTGCATTACTTTTAAAGTGTATCTGTTTCTTTGTAATTCAATGAACATAGGCGCACCATTCCATACAACATAGATGTCTGGTTCTATTGTTCCTTTAGCGCCTAATTTCATTTCCACTTCAAAAGTCGATGGTTTAGTGAATTGGGATAAATCAAGATAAGTTTGTGTAATAGCTTTGAAATGAGGAATTTTAGTACTGTTAAGCTTCATATTAGTTTCATTATGGAAATAATTATAGGGGCGAGTAGTACGGTCTACTTTAACTAGTCCTTTAGAGGTTAATCTATTCATAATACGATTACAGGTTGTAATAGGTTGTTTTTGTTCTTGAAAATGTAGTTGAATTAATTGATCTCTATCTAGTACATAGAACTTCTCAAGATTCTCCAATATCTCCTGATCTCTATGGTTCATTTGCGTATTCCTCCAATAGTCGGTAATTGAGCAATATCAGGTGCTATTAAATTCTCTAAAGGTTCTACTGCTACCTCAATATCATTGTTTTCGTCTGGTACTAGTTCTATCTTATAAGGCTCAAGTAACTTCTTGGCTTCTTTCTTATCGAGGAAAGGAACTTGAATGAATCTTTCTTCTCCATTTATAGACAAAGCCATTCTTCCTGCAATAGTAATATCCTTACTACTTTTAAGCCCAGCTATTTTAGCATTTACTTCATTTGATTGTTTACCTGAAATGCGACCATTCATATTATTTAGCAATTGACCACCTAACTCTTTAGCTGCCGAACGCTGCATAGCAAGAATTAAATGAATTGATGCACTACGACCTAGACAAGATATGTTCGTTAATATCTTCATAATTTTATCGTTATCCGTTAACAAAAATACCTCATCGATGACTATCATTATAATCGGCAACTTCTCTTCTAACTCTGACACATGTTCTACATCATATTGGTCAAGAAGCTTACTTCTGTGTTTCATTTCTGTTTCTACAGCACGTAATTCAGCTAACAAAGGCTTCTGTTCCATGTGGATACATTTAACATGAGGAATATTTCTGAACATCCCAAACTCACTATTTTTTAAATCAGACATTATAAATTGGATTTCTTCAGGTGTTTTATTAAAAATTAATGAACAAATCATTGAGCGAAAAAGGCTGCTTTTACCCGCTCCAGTACTACCTGTGAGCATGATATGATGCAATTTTTTTAAGTCCAACACGTTTAAGACATTCTGATTATCATACCCTGTAACAATTGGAACTAAAGCTTTTTCCATACAAGGCTCAATCTTTTTGAAATCATAATTAACCTTAGTTGGCATTCCTTTTGAATACACAGATAAAATAAATCTCTTGTATTTACCTGACAGCTCTATGTTTTCTCCAAATGTCTGTTTAAACAGCCATGTATTATTAAGGACTAACTCTGGATTCATGCCATTTTTCAATGTAAAAACAAATCTATAATTTTTCTTTTTTAAGTCTATATCGATATTATGAATTGTTGGATAATATTCGTTTCGATGAGAGCCATGTTTGACAGTTTTAACTATGCCTCCATCTTTGAAACATTTCATGAGTTTACCTCTCCACTTCATTTTATGCCATTTAGTTTGTAGCCACTCCATTACATCCACCCCACTAATGGTAAATGGGTTAAAACGTAAACAAGACTACCTATCGTTAAAAGAGGAAACAAAATATGAACGACACTTTGAATTACCATAGCAATATCAGTATTACCTTGACGAATTAAGAACTTTTCAATTAGAGCTAGACCTAAAATACTCCCACCAATGATACATACTGTAGGATCGAAGAGTACAACTGGATTAATGTACAAGGAATAAGCTCTCGTAGGCTTCTTTTCTCGTACAGCCTTCTGATAACTTCTATCCATAAAATCGGAAAAGCTGATAGTGTGCATACATTTCATAAGTTCATACCTCCATCAAAATCTTTTAAATTATTTTTGATTAACACGTATAAATTTTTTAGATATGGACACTGGTCGCTTTCACTCGCTTCGCTCCCCTACTCCTAACAAATCCTGTGAACCTTGATAAATCAACATAAAAATAAACGACTGATATATTAGTGCAGATATAGTAGGTGATGTGGTAGGTGGCATAGTAAACCTTTTAATATAATGTATTAGGTAAGCTTATTCGACTTAACTTGTCTTTCAAAATATTTTTGAATTTTTTTTCAAAAATGATGGCAAAGGTATTTCGTTAAATTTGAAGAATAGTTGTACTAGGTGATAAAAAATGAAGAGTAAAATTGGTGAAATTATAGACAAAAAAGGGTACAAAAAGAAATATGTAGCTGAGAAAATGGACATTACTCAAAGTCAATTAAGTAACTGGATCAGTGGGAGAGCTTATCCTCCAATGGATAAAGCATTTAAGTTAGCTAAGGTTTTAGATGTTAAAGTGGATGATTTGTATGAGGAAATTGAGAAGTAAAAATAATCAATAAAAATAATTCTAAAATCTGTAAATTCAATATAGGATAATATGAGTAAATTTAAAGGAGCGATTCTTATGTTTGACTTATACTATATTGTTTTGTTTACAGAAGAAGATGGCTTAGTAGGTACTCATTCCATTTTTGTAAATGAAGATGACGACTTAGAAAAAGAATTACTAAAAAACATTAATACCTATAGAAAATCGTTTCGATCTACAAAAGAAAAGCTATTTATGTTCAACAAAAAAAGAGAACAAGTCACAGATGTCACAGATAAATTTAAACACCTTTTTGAAGGAAATGAAAAGGATAATCAAATAAAAAAGTGGATAGAAGACACTCTTGATAAACTATGGAGAGTTGGTCAGGTAAAAATTGAAAATGGATACTTTCAGAGTGCGTTTATTCAACACCTGCATAAGGTTGATGACAAGCTTGAACAGTATTCATATGAGTTGCACGAAGACTATACAGTTTTCACTTATAAACATAAGAGTATTATTATGTTGGGCGATGAAGAATATGTGCCTAATGAAGAGAACACCTATGAAACTAGATAATTTTATTAGAGAGGGATTTATACTCCCTCTCTTTTTAAACCATATATCAAAACAACATGCTCCACGTAACTTTTCCAACAATTCCATCTACCGCTAAACCTTTACGCTTTTGATACTCTTTTACTTTCTGTTCTGTTACTTTGCCGAAAATCCCGTCTGGATTAGTTCCTACTGCACGTTGGATTCTTTCTACATCAATTCCTTTAGCACCTAACTTAATAACCTTATTAGGATATGGAACAATTGGTCTGTCTTCATAGCTTTCTTCAGGTACTTTACTTACATTTTGTGCAGGTGTAACTTCTACTTTTGGAGAAGCTGGGGGGCGTTTACCTGCTCGAAGTTGTTTAAGAGTTAAACCGAATGTCATTTGTAAGTGGGGTGGGTCGTAAAAAGCCCACCGCAAGCCAGCCTCAAAGCCCATTCCTTCTGCGATTTCTACAACACGTTTCCAATCTTTATTTACAGTCCAACAAGGTTGTTTCTTATCATCGAAAATACAGAAATCTACTGCTAAACCATAGTTATGTATTGATTGACCGCCCTTTGCATTGGTAACTTTAGCGACACCTTTGATAGTGCGTCCTTTTGCATAAAGTGCATCCTGTTCAGCGAAACTTCTGAAGCCTTGAGTAATTGCAATTCCAATACCTTCATCATAAGCTTTCTTAATTAATTCACGAGCTTTCTCCGCAACTGTTGCATGTACACCAACTAACTCCTTTTCGCTACGATTCATTAAATACTTAAAATCTACCATTTTAAAACATCTCCATTTCATTATTTTTATTTTTCAATTTGCTCTCGAATATCTTTGATTTCTTCCTGCATACCCGATACACTTTGTTCAATTTGTTTCAAAGTATCTGTAGTACGCTCTACATGGTTCATAAGCCTTTCTTCACGATCTTTTGAATCTTTCATAGTTTTAAAAAATAGCCAAATAAACAACGCAGCATAACCACCTTGTTTGATTAACATATCTAAAATTGTTTGATCCATTGTTTTATTCACCTCCCTAAAAAAAATAAAAGAAGAACCCTAAAAGGATTCTTCAATATAAACTCATTAAAAAATATATTCCGCAGAAAATTTGTATTCACTATTTTCATTTCCGTATTCATATACTTTTGCACTATCACAGGAATAAATCGCATCTGGATGTTTTCTCATCATTTGTTTATCTAAATTTGATAAAGCTTCCTCTCTTGTTCTGCCAAAAGCTGTCTCTCTTTGCATTGATCGTACCCTCCTTTCATTCTATCAATTATTACTATTTTACCCAGGAAGGAAGTTTTTTATGCTGCTAGTTTTCTAACCTTTTTTAGACATAAAAGATAACACTCAAGGCGTTTATTATAGCTATTACTTTAAGAGTTTAATTGTTCTAGACGTATTAACCTTGCTTCTAATTCATTAAGTCTGTTCTCTTTTTCTTCTAACTTCTGACTTAATTCTTGAATAGCTGACCAAGAGTAAGTACCCATAGCATAAGCATCAATACCTTCTCCACGAATATCGATAACATCGACTGGGCTTTCGTCAAGAATCAAACCTACATGTTTTCTTTCATTCTCTAACTCTTCAACAAATCGGTATGTACGAATAGGCGTTTCGTTAATTTGCTGTAATGCTGTTTTAATCGGTCCATCAGGGTATTCAGTACCAACAAAAGGTTCAATATCTTTCTTACGCTCACGAACAGAATTATAAGTGATATTTGAGGCGTAGATAGGAATGTAGGCACTATCATTAGCATTTTTAAAGTCAACTCTTGCTGTACCGTTATCTACTTTCACACGACATACATCAGTTTTAAAGATAATTTCATCTTTATCAGAAGCGATAACCATATTGCTTCCTGTTGCTGATTCAGCACCTATATATCCTTTACGAGCACCACCATATGAAACCTCAATATACGCTTGGTTAGTACCGTTAAGCTTTAACATGCCAGCATTACTAGTAATATTTACGTCACCTTTGAATGAACCACCGCCCCATACATCAATACTTGATGTAGCTGTAATATCTGATGCAGCCAATTTTGCATAAGTTGTGTTACTTACATTTCGAATATGTACAGCTTCACCACTAGCTAATCCAGCAATGTTAGCTGAACCTAAACTTAGTAATCTATGACCGTTACTATCCTTCCAAAACTTAGGATTAAAAGCACCATCGTCCATAACAAAGTTGAAATTATTATTGTCATCGATGGCTACGTAGATACTGTCATTTACACCAAAACGAGCACGGTTAATCGTCCCTGCTGTCGTTACATCGATCTTTGCACCTTTATCACCAAAGTAGATTGTGTTTCCACGTAGACCAGCGAATTTAGCAGCAGTTAGTGTTGCGCCTTCTCCGATAGTTACATTTCCATTAGCATCAATTTGAAATTGAGTACCAACAGACAGTCCATTCAATGATTTAATTTTATCTGCTGTTAATGAATTAGTTGTGATGTTCCCACCGTTAATGATAGTTACTGCTGTAGGTCTAAAAGGGCTTGCTTTCATCGCATTAGGGTCTACTCGTTCAAATTGGAAAGCGTCAAAGTAGATAGGAACATTTGCAGTGGTATTATAAATGATTGTGTTTAATGATGAAATTCCTGTAGGAACAGTGAATTTAAATTCATATCTATACCAACCTTCACTTCCTGCAAGTGTTTTAACTCCTGCACGAATAAACGTAGCGTCTGATAATTTAACAGCACCACGAATATCAGCAGTGTTAGTTAAATCAGGATTGTAAGCATAGAATGAGAAGATGTAAGTTGCTCCCATTTGTACAGGGATATTATAAGTAGTTGATGTAGGAGCAAGATATAACCATCCATCACCTGCTACAGAAGTTTGAAGCACAACTGATTTATTCCCATCATAAGAATATAGATTTGTAACAGCCTTTTGTGTAAAACTAGATGTACCTAAGAACATTGAAGTAGGTAACGTTCCAATATCCAATTGTTCAAATGAATCCATGCGTTGTGGTATCATATTTGGATTACCTTGAGCAAAATATGTAGCCATACCTGTGACATCCATTTTATCTACATTAATCTTAATTGTTTCAGGTGTTTGATTAATACTTGAAACAACACCATTTTTCTCAACTTTAGAACTGATTTGTCCTGCTTGTTGCTCAATTGTTGATTGCTGAGTGTCAACTACACCTTTTAAGCTATTAAATGTAGTAGATTCAACTTTAGATGTAATAGCAGTGTTAAGTTGTGAAATCGTACTTTCTGCTGTTGTAACACGTCCACTGACATCTTCGACTTCTTCTACAACGCCACCAACAGTATTTAATAATTCAGGGTCTAAATCACCTACAGATAATGCTTGCTTTTCCCATGCAGTACCATTATAGGTGTACCAAATTGGAGGTTTTACAGTCGAATCAATGTACATAGTACCCTTTGTCGGATTCTCTGGAGCTGTACCACTTATGATTGCGTCATTTAAATCAATAAGTGTAATCTGATCAATAGCAACAACTTTACCATCTACACTTATTTCACATTGGAATGTAGCTCTACTTTCAACTTCATCAGATGTAATTGTTACGAGTCTGCCTATTCCAGTACCAACCCAAGTTGTGTCTTGTGTTCCATCTGCATTAAACTTTTTCCAATTGAATGCTTCATTTAAGAGTGTGGTTGTAATATCAGCAGTACCTTTATAAGCTACTGCTACAAGTTGAGTGTTAATTATTCCATTTTTAAATGTGCTTCCATTTGTTGATAATACTTTAGCTTTATAAACAATGTTATCTTTTACTTCATCAAGTTCTTTTGATACACCATTTGCTAAATCATAAGCTTCACTCCACTCATTTACTTTAAGTCTAAGTGTACGTTGAGCTTTATCTAATGCTTCAATTGCTGAAACTTCTCGTACTACAAACTCACCTAGTACAATTCCACCTCTAGTTTTATCTGTTTGGCTAATTTCTTTTTCAAGTATCCTAGCTTCTAGATACTGTGGTTCAAGTCCTGATGTATCTTTTACGTAGACAGTATCACCAACTTCAACATACATATGGTCATATCCATTAATTTGTTCAAGCATTACAGTAGAAGCAGCATATGTAATAACAGGTTTATTCATTTTTTGTAACTGGGCAAGACTGTTCTCATACAATTCATTCGGATTAGTTGCGGTACTGTCTATGTAACTTTCTTCAGTATGTTGAATGCTGTTTCCATATTGCTCTAGAGCATTGTTATCAATTAGTCTATTTCCGACAATCTCATAACCATCTGGAAGGTCAACTCGTGCATCTGTAAGTAAGATAGCATTTCCATTTCCATTTTGATTAGTACACTGTACAACTAAGGTTGTAACAATGTCTCCACCGTCAGTTGTTTTAGTGAGTCCTTCTAAATTGTGCTCATATTCAAGAACTACACCAGTATTTTGTCCAACCTTGTCCTTGATGTTGACATATTTATTTGCTGGATATAATCCTTCCCATTCAATTTCAAACTCAATTTCACCATCAAAATCAGATACTACTTCAAGTAATGCTGCTTTAGCTTTAGGTAAATCATCGATTGTTTTAGAGATACTTCCAGCATAGTAACATTCATTAAGTTTCCAACTCGTATCTGTTAATATGAAATTCACAATCGTATCTAAGCTTTCAGCACTAAATACTTCCTTTTCAATTACCTTGTTTAATAAATCAAAAGTGGAAGCAGATTCACACTGAATACTCGCTTCCATCTTCTCTCCGTTCTCTTCAATACCTTGTTTAATTCTGAATAATTCACGCCTTCCTCTAGAGTCTTCATAAACAATAAAGTTCCCAACAGTTAGAAGGGAACTTTTCGGATGATTAGAAGGAACAACAAAATCTAATGTTTTACTTCCCTCTGCTAATGTTGACTTATAATTATCGCTAAGAATCGGTAATCCTTTTGGCAATTTGTTATCTAAGACACCAATAGTGCTATAGTTTTTATCTAAAATGTACCACATTAATTTTTATAGCCACCTTTCCGTAAACTTTATCGTACCCTCCTTTATTGCGGAGATGTCGGATACAGTTATTCCAGTTACACCTTTATCAATTTTTAGCCATTCTGAGCCTATGTAAAGAGTATTCATTGCAGGAACACCATTACGTGTTATGTCACCTGTTTCACAGTCAATCATAATTTTGTCATTTTTCTTAAATGTGTAATTAACTTGATTGCCTGTTTTTGTTAAGAACTCATCAACTTTAATGTTGTCAATTCGCATTTGGTCTACTGCTGGATCATTACCATATGCAGCGAAGTGAATTTGGATTTTAGCTACTTTTGAACTTGAAAACTTATTCCATGTATCAGTAATTGTTTTATAATTTCTAGCTGTATAATCATTAATTCCATCAGTTTTAGCAATAAACGTATGCCATTGTCTTCCTCTACGCCCTATTTTTATAACTCCGTGAAAGTTCTTAAATACACCTTTCTTTGCCCCATAAGTGTTCTGAATTTGCTTATTAAACTCATTCATTGCACCCAAACGACATTCGAAAATAGGATTATCAAGTCCACTATCATAGTCACGTATAGCCATTTTTCCAAGTTTACGGTTTGTTGAGTCTAAAAAATATATCTCGATTCTGCCCTTTTGTTTCTTGTCAGTTGCTTGGAAATGTACTTCTGCTTCAATCTCGAAATCTTGTACTGCGTGGTCTAATGAAAAAACTGCACTAGAGCCATGCCATAAACCACTTGCTGTACCATAATCAGTTTTTCCATCTGTAGAACCTTGACCAAATGAATAGCCATTACTTGAAACTCCTGCACCACGTAATACTCCACCATCTACAGACCAATCAGTTACTTGTAGCCAATTTTGAAGCGAACTACAACCATCATTCATAATTGTTGGTGATAAATCTACTGGTGTTTTTTCTGTTGGGTCAAAAGGTTCACCGAAATAAAGTGCTTCATTAGGTGTTGCTAAAAATAAATCTGTGATATTTTTATTCATTGTGAAGTTAATAATAGGTGATGTTTCCATGTTCCCTAAGTTGATTAGAGGTGTTGCATCCTTTGTTAAATCAATAGCAACTGTATTTGTAGTTCCGTAACCATGTGGGTCATGACAAACTAAGTTAATAGTACCTTTACCTACTCTAGAAATACGGTCTAAATCTGTTCCGCCCTCAAGAATTGCATAATATGTAACGTTTGGTCTTTCTGAAAGGATAATTGGTTGAGGTGTTTTGTGGAATAGCCATTCAGCTAATTGAGATTGTGTTTCAAAAAACTCATCTTCCGTTGGCGCAACGATAGCTAATTCAACTGGAATTGTCCTTGAATCAAACTTCTGATCAAGTACCAGTTTTCCACTTTTCATTGGAATATCTTTAGTCGTAACAACTGAGTTAGACAATGGTGGTAAATTTACTTTTTCGATATGCAAAAAAGCAGGTGTGGGTACACCTGCATAGCTTTGTATCAAACTTTTCATTTAGTTTAACGCTCCTTTAAATCCACGAACTCCCTTAGAACGATTTACTTTTTCAAGTTCGTCCCTTGTGACTTTTTGGATAGTTTTAATCAATTCATCAATATCTTCTTTACTTCCACCACTCGTAGTAATATTAAATGTTTGATTTAATATAATAGGTGCTTCTTGTTGTAGTTGTTGAGTAGAAGGAATAGAATTATTTGCTGTTTTATTGCTAGATGAACTTTTGTTTAACTTAGGAACAGGATTATAAACACCTAACTCTTTCATTGCTTCCATTAAGTAACCGATATTTTGATTTCTATATCGTGGTTCTTTAGTAATAACCCATTCTGGATAGCCATTTTCACCTAATTCAGCAATTTCATGTTTGGTAATTTTACCGCCTGTTGCATAAGCTCCTAGACCTTGTTTCTTGAATCTATTGTAGTTAGCTTGAACAATACGTACATAGTTTTGAGTTTCCTTGAAGGGTGGAATACCATGATATTTCAATACGTTTCCGTATCCAGCATTGTATGAAGCTAATGCTAATGCCAAGTTTCCGTGATTTAATCTCAACATTTCTTTGATGTATCTTGTACCACCCATAATATTTTGGTAAGGATCACGAGGATTTCTTACACCCATAGAACGAGAAGTTGCTGGCATTAACTGCATTAAACCTGTTGCACCTACGCCCGAACGAGCATTAGGATTGAATTTTGATTCTTGCTGAATGATACCAGCGATTAAAGCAGGACTAACTCCATACTTTTTAGCAGCAGCAGTGATTATAGAAGCATATTGACCTTTATAATTACTACCTCCACCCATTCCACCGCCTTCATTTTTAGCCATGTTTTGTAGGTATGTCAATGGATTGATGTAAGAACCATTACGTTTGATTTTGAGGTCTAAGTGGTTTCCAGTTGAGAACCCTGTACTTCCCACATACCCCAATAAATCTCCTGCGGATACATGTTGACCTTGTTTAACACTTGGAGCTTGCATCATATGGATATATGAAAGTAAGTCCTTACCTGAACGAATACGTACACCATTACCAGCAGTAGCCGAGCCAACAAGAACTTGTTCAACAATACCGTCTGTTAGTGATTTGATATGCGTACCTTTTGGTGCTGCTAAATCAAGCCCTTTATGGACACCGCCTTTGTGAACACGATCATTTTTATTACCATTTGGTGTAAAATTAGTCGTGACACGGAATGGAGAACCTAAATAGTAACTTGCAATACCACTATCTCCACCGCCAAATTCAGGCATGATTTCATCAATTAAACTCTGAATCTTTTCAATTGCCATATCTTTAACGTTTCCTACGATACTTCCTGACATATTCGTAAACCATTTAGGGAATACAGTATCGGTAAGTCCTATCTTGCTGTTTACTTTATCCCAAACCTTTTCTGCACCTTGCATGATGAAATCAAAGTTTGCAATACCAACTCCACTTTCATAAGCAGGTACATTGCCATTGCTTTTAGCTCTTTTATTACTTGGAACTTTACTATCATCTTGACCAAAACTTTTACCAAAACCATACTTTTTCAGTACATTTTTAGTGTGATGTGCAGGTAAAACGGATGAACCTTTAGTTAAGAAACGATATTCAGCACCTCTTGTACCTGTTAAATACAATTGTCCTGTTTTACCGTCTTTTACTAACTCAGCACCTTCTTCCCCTGTTAAAGCAACGCCATCATTAGCTGTACCACCATTCGGTGTACCAACTGCAAGTTGTTTCTCAGTTGCTCCACCTTTACGAACAGTACCAGCAGAACGTTTACCAGTGTCTTTTTTGAATTTAGTTGAGCCTGTTGATTTCTTTTTCTTTGGTTCTTTACCGAAAAACTCTAAGATATTATTATAGACTGCATGAACCTTGTCATACATGTCATCCCAACCAGTACGAACTTCACCTGTCTCCCAATTTACTGCATCAATATGTCCTTGAGCTTGTAATTGAGCTTCTTCTACAACACTTTCATGCATCTGTTCAGCTTTACGAACAGTTTGATCACGTTGTTCTTTGGCATTTGCAATAGAACGTCTTGCTTGTTCTGCTGTAATAGTACCAGTTACATCACGTAGATATTCGTACTTTTTCTTTTGTTTCTGATACTGTTCATCTGCATGTTTAACAGTCTTATCACGTTGAGTTGCAGATGATTTAACAACATTCGCTGCTTGTTCTGCTGATAATTTAGAAGCGTCATTTTTCAAACGTCCTAGAATCATCTTTTGTTCAGCTTCAGATTTACTTAAAGTTTGAACAGCCATAACACGCATATTTTCACGAATACCATTCACAGTACGTTTTTCAGATTCAGTTAAATCACGTTTTTCTTTTGATGCTCTGTTTTCAATTTCAGATACCTTTCTCACATATTCTTCAAGACGCATTTTCTTATTTGCATGGTCATCGTCCATTTTCTTCAAGACTAGTGCCTTTTCTTCGTCTGATAAAGCACCATTTGTTACAAATAAAGCTTGTGTTTTCTTGATTCGTTCTGCATGGTCTTTGTCCATTGAGCCTTGAATTCTAGTAGCCATTGCTTCGTATTGAGCAACTTGTTTGTCAGCAAATTGTTGTGTAACGACTCCACCTCTTGCTGATAGATTGACCATTGAATTATAGGCTTTGTTGTCTAGTTCCATGTATGAATTGATAGCTTTCTTAGTTCCTTCTGAAATCTTATCTGAGTTTAAGCCTGTGTCAATTGCGGATTTCTTCATTTCATCACGGAATTCTCTAGCTCCACCTGCGGCTTTAATAAAAGAGCTCATAACAGGGTCTAATTTAAGTGGAAGAGTTAATATTGGATGGTCTTTCATTGCATCTTTAATGTCATACCAATTTTTATAAACAAGTACACCTGCTGCGGCTACAGAACCAATTGCCAATGCTGTTAAACCAATTGGATTACTTAAAAGTCCAAGTCCAGCACCTAAAAGTCCTACACTACGTAATGCAATAGCGATTCCAGCACCAGCTCCACCAATTCCAGCAATTGCAACTGAAGCATCTTTAGCTTCAGGAGAAAGGCTGTTGAAGGCTTTTGTAAGACCATTGATACCAGTTTCAACTTTAGGTAATAAACGCTCACCAACATCCAATAATGCATTACCAAAAGGTGTGATAGCATCTAAGAATTGACGGAAAAGTGCTCTACCACGAACAACCATAGCTTCATTAGTTTCAGAAGCCTTTTTCATTGATCCATCTATGCCTTTAATTTTTCCATCGATGTTACCTAAAGCGAACATAGAGTCTTTTTCTAAATCTTCCCACTTCGTTCCGTATACCCCTACCCCTATCATATTGGCTTGAACTTGGTCATCCATACCTTTTAATTCTTCAATTACAGTATTATGTACGTCTTTTACTGTTGCTTTACCATGTTTATAAGATTCCCATACTTTATTAGTATTTTTAGACATTAAACTGAAAGCATCAGATGTACTTTTTGATCCATCAGAAATACGGATTTGAAACTCTTTCATTGCATCGTTGATGTAATCGAGGTTATAAACGCCTGACTGAGCACCTTGAGCTAATAATTGGAAATATTCATCAGCACTAAAGCCCATACGTTTATAAAGTGGAGCGTATTCTGAGAGATTATCGAACATTTCATTGGAGAAATTTAAGCCTTTTTGTGCTCCCCATGCCATTAAATCGAAGGCGTGTTTAGAGTCAGTACCAAATCCTTTCATTACATTTCCACCAGCACGAGTTACTTCATTTACATCTGCATCAAATACTTCGCCCAATGTAATAGCGTCTTTTGTTACTTGTTCTAATTCTCCACCGTCTAAACCTTTGATATTTTGCTTAACTTGAAGTAGTCCATTTTGAACTTCTCCCATGTTCTCAGCAAAACCTTCTTTCCAAACTTTACGAGCAACTTTACTTAACTTTTGTGCTTCTGCACCTGTTGCTCCTAGTCGTGCTTGGATTTGTTTAGTAGCACTATCAGCATCAGAAGCTAGTTTAATAAGTCCTGCTCCACCTGCTACAGTACCAGCAACAAGACCAGCTTTCATAGCAGTTTTCATACCTTCTGCTTTTTCTTTCATTTCTTCCATCTTCTGAGAAGACATTCTTACTTCTTTACCAAAGAGTCGCCACGATTTAATGCTATCGTCAATAGAGTGATCTAAATTATTCAAAACACGCTCAGTCTTATTCATACGTGCAATAGCGTTATTTAACTCAATGTAACTGTCTTTTGTTGCCTTGCTATCTAAACCTTTTTCACGCCTTGCTGCTTCATACTTTTGTTGTAAAACTTGAACAGCCTTGGCTTCTAAGTTAAGTTTCTTTTCCATGTGTTGCGACTGCTGATATAAGTCTTCAGAATTAGCACCCATTTTAGACATACTAGCAGACGTTTTATTGTACTCACTTTCAAGTACCTTTAAATCTTGCTCAATGCTTTTTACAGCTTTATTAGTATCTCTTGATACCTGCGTATAAGCACTACTCTGTTCCTTGATTTTTCTAGTAACAGTATCTAATTTAAGTTCGTTCTTTTTCATCTGAGCTTCATATTTAAGCATAGCGATCAATTGTTTTTGAGTTGCTTCATCGTCTTTGCCTTTTGTGTTAACTAATTTTTCATACTCAGCTTTCATTTGTTCAAGTCTAACTTTATTCGCTTGTATTTGCTTTTGCATAAGTCCAGAAGTCTTACTTAAATCTTCCATACTCATTTCAAACTTTTTAGTACCTTGTGTTATTGAATTAACTGCACTATCATAAATTTTATTTGCTCTATTTACAACATTCATTTTTTGAGCATAAGTTGCAGAACCTTGAAAATCTAAACTGACTCCCAATGAACCTAAATCGATATCTTTCATATGTCCACCTCCTTATTACCAACCTGCAATTTGATCAATGTAAACTTTTTTAGGTTGTTCTTCTTCTTTTTTAATTTGTTGACTTTCAGCCATTTCTTTTTTAACTAATTTAAACATGTGATGGATATCCATTTCGTCAATTTCGTTCATTTTATATCCCTTAACGTTCATAAGAAACATATAAAATTCGTCAAGACGCTCCATCCGTGTCAGAGGGAGTGGCATCAAAATCCGCTTCTTTGAAGTCTTCAGGCTTTATGATTGCCTCACCATCAGTATCTAATAATCCTTCTACAATAAGTACAAATTCAATAATCTTCTCTTTGAAATCGTCCATTCTTAAACCAGCCCAAAATTCATCGATTGTAAATTGTTTGTCAAATGCTTCTACGATTACACCAACTAATGCATCAATTTGATCGTTTGTAGCTGAATCTTGTAGATAATTTACTTTCTCACGTAATGTGTTGTATTTTTTCATTATTAAGCCTGAGATAAAAGGCTCACGCATTGTTTTAAATTCACCGTTAATTCTTAATGTAAGTTGCATACTATAAATTCCTCCATTTGATTTTTAGTTAAAAAAAGAGAACACCGAAATTCGATACCCTCTCAATTTATTATTCTTCTGTACTTGTTGTATCTGCAATTGCACTACCCATATCGTCCGACATTAGAGTCGGATTATTAGGGCGTAACAGTTGTGTCTGGCTCGTATACTTCGCTGAACCAGTTTAATAGAATTTCAGGATTAGCCTTAACTTTTTCGTCATTAGAGTGAACAGTTACTTTCTTTTCACCATCAGAAGTACGAGATACGAATGATCCAGTTAATGAACCTGTTTTAATTTCAACAGACTCACCTTTAGTTTGTAATTCTTCACTTGGAGGTTGGATTTTACCTTTGTAAAGGACATAATATTTGTATCCACCATCAGAAGTTTCAGAACGGAACATTAAAGCGATGTAAGGCTGGTTAGAGCTGTTACCCTCTAATAATGCACCGTTGTTATCAACACGATATCCAAAGATTTCTGCTGCAACTTCAGATTCTAAAGCGTCAATACCTAATTCGATTTCAAGTAATCCTTGAGAAGTGATGCTTTCGGAAGGAGCATCGTTTACATAAATAGTTGTAGATGTTCCGTTAGGATTTAAGTTTGCTGAAATTGCACCAGCAAGGTATTTAGGAGCTGAATAAGTAGTTGAACCGTCACGTACATCTGTCATTAATTTTGCGTAGTATAAATCTTTTAAACCAATTGCCATTTTAGCCATTATTAATTTCCACCTTTATAATTGTTTTAGTTTGATTGTTTGTAAACATAATAAAAACGCATACCTTTGTGATAGATTTGCGTGTCTACTTCATATAAATCAGCCGATGCCCTTCTTACAAAACCTGCATCAACTAATAATTTTTTAATTTTTTCAGATAAACCTATATACTTCATGTTGTCTTTAGTCCATAAATCAACTTGAATGTAATAGCCTGTGTGAGTTTCTTTGTCATTAACGATTAAAGCTGATTCCTCAGCATATTGGGAATAAGTTATGTATGTGTCAGGTGTGCCTTTTTTAGCGATTGCGAATACAGGAATACCAACGGGGATTAGAATTTCATCGATTAATCCATAAATGCTCATAGGATTTTCCTCAATTCTGTTTGATAAACATGAGCCATAGCTTCTAATGCTTTGTGTTTGACGTTGAGATAAGCGACTTCCATGAAAGGTTGTTTCTCCATTTTAGATGTTCCCCATTCAAGAAATTTACCGTAGAAGAAGTCTTTATGGTAACTGATTCTAATTCGACCTTCTATAATTTCACCTATAATAATATTTTCGGCTAAGTGTTCCTTGTTAAAGGGAGATTCAGGAGCAATCCTTTCCATTTCATCACGTACAATATCTGCACCAGCTTTTAGAGCTTTCTCAGCAATACGAGTATCTGTATTTAATCTTCTCAAACGATGTAATTTTCTTTGAAGTTCTTCCATTCCAGTTGATCTAATTGGCATTATTCTTCCATTCCTTTACCATAATGGTAAGTGTTTCGTCTCTTTCGTTATCATTGATAATAGAAACGATATCAAATGTCCTGTTTTTATACTTAATACGCATGTCTTCATTGATGTCTTTACCTGCTGAATATCGAATAACAAAACGTTTAGTATATTCATTTTGAACACTTGCAGCCTGATAAAATTCCCTGCCACTAATAGTTCGTACCATTGCATACACAGTTTTGAAGTCTTCCCAAACTTCTTGAGTCATTCCATCTTGTTTAACTAATTTAAAGTCTTGAAATGTGATTCTTTTGTCTAATTTACCTGCGTTCATGGTGTGATTTCACCATTTTCAGGCGGTAAATAGCAGTTTTTTAGTTGAAATAATAGTGTATTTACAGTGAAATCCACCTTATTTGATAGTTGTACGCTCACTATTTCCCTGTTTTCGTACCAGTGTGAGACTAATAATCTAACTACATGTTTAGCTATTTCAGGTGCATTATCGTCAAATTTTAGCCCTGTAGCATTGAAAATGTACTCCTCAGACATCAAAATTAAGCTTTCTAAGAAGTAATCCTCATCAAAATAGTCGATTTCAACCCTTAGATACTGCTTAATTTGCTCTAAGGATACTATCATTTACATTCCCCCTCTCAATATAAGAAAAGAAGGGAACAAGTCCCTTCATGATTAAGCTTGTGTATCTACCACTACTCCACTTACAACAACTACTGCTTCTGGATCAATAACTTTACCATCGAAACGCTCAATTCCACGGAATAGAGTTTGGTCAGTTAAGAATGCGTCACCAGCAACATCAGAAGCTTTGATTTCGAAAGTTTGACGGTCAAACATGTAGTAACCACGTTGGAAATCACCAAATAAGATGTGAGTTGCACCTGTTTCATCAGTTACGATTTCATCATAGATTTCAACAGGGCGACCGAATAGTGTGTAAGAATCTTCATTGCGTGGGTCAACTGCTAATAATCCACGACCATTTTTGTCTTCGATGTTAGAAAGTAATTCGAAGCCTTGAGTATTTACAACGAATTTTGCATTTCTGCGATATCCTTGTTTGATAAGGTTCTTAACTTTACGTAAGAATTTAATGTCGATAGTTGCAGGAGCAGTTAAAGATTTGAATTTACCAGAAGTAATGATACCTTCAACGCCTGTTTGACCACCTGCACCGTATAATACTTCATCATTTTCAGTAACAGTAGAAGACTCAATTAACCAGTCTTTAATTTCAGCAACGAAATCAACGAAAGAATCATTCAATAATTCATTTGGAGCAGGTAAGAATCCAGCGAATTTCTTAACGTTGTAAGTGATTTCTTCGAATTCCATGTTCTTTAATTCTTGAATAGCTTGTTTCTCAGAAGTGTTAAATAATTTTGATGCAACACCTGTGCGTACAGTGTAAGAACCACTTGGAGCTTTCTTAGGAACTACTTTTACAAGGTTACGAACAGAGTTCATTTCTTTAATACCTTCAAGGATTTGTTGAGAGATATCTTGTGGAATTGTATAACCGCCATCTTTGTCACTACCAGAAGATAATGCACGGTTTTCTTTCATTACTTTAGTCATCATTGAACGCTCATCAGGAGACATTTCATCTTGACGACCTGTTAGCATTTTGAACCATGCTGAACGATACTCGTCTGTATTAGTTGGTACTGTGTTTGCTGTTAAAATGTTTTCTTCTTGGTTAGTTACTTCACGTTTTTCCATTTGTTTTTCTACACCTCGTTGTTCTGATTGGTCTAACTCTGCTTCAATATCAATTTGTTTTTGGATAGAGCGTACTTCTGCTAATTTCGCTTCTGCATCTTCCACTTTTCCTTCGTTGTTTAATGAACGTACTTCACCTTTTAAAGCTGTTAATTGTTGACGTAATTCTGCGATTTTTTCCATTTAATTTTATCCACCTTTATAATTTTTTGATTTTTAAACATAAAAAATAGAACTTATAAAAGTTCCAATTCAATTTCTATTTGACGCTGTTTTAATTTGCGTTGTTCTTCTTGCTTCTGTTGTTCTAGTTGCTTATTTTTAAATTGATCATAACTTCTTACACTTGCTTCACTATCCAAGTATGCAGGGAATGGTGTGATTGTACATTCAAGTAATTCTAAATCTAAGATTGTACGTAATTCTGTTCCATCATCTTGATAGCTCCACTCATCTTCTAATACATAGAAGCCAAATGAACAACCCTCTACATCACCACTTCTTACAAGTTCGTATACATCTTTTGCATATGAAACGTTTGGATTGATTTGTAGTGAGAAACGTAAACCTACTTCATCAACGGATAACTTTAAGCTACCTGTTTTCGTAGAGCCAAGAATCTTATCTGAACTATGATTGTACATTCCAAAAATGTTATGTCCTTGAGCTAGTGTTCTATTAAATGCATTTCTGTCAACTTGTTCAAAGAATCCTAAGAACTGTGACTTCTTATCAAATTTGTTTATGTAACCTTCAATCAGATGATTGTTAGATTCTGTTGCACGAGTTTCAATACTCTCAACATCAATCTTCCGAATCTCCTTTTGCTTTTCCACTGTCAATATTCTCACCACCTTCCAAGTTATCTTGAGTTTCATCTACTTGTTCAGTTGGCTTTTCTTCCTTATTGTCAGCAGATTCTTTTGCTTTTTGTTCCCATTGCATTCCTATTTGGTCAACAAAAATAGTTGCACCATTAACTGTTAATCGTTCTGCTGGACTTGAATTTTCATCAGCTTCATATACTGGACGACCTTCATCTTTACGAGCTTCAGCAGCAGAAATAATACCTGCTTCTTTGTAGAGTTTCGCAACTTCTGCTCTAGTTTTAGGGTCACTACGTAATAATTCAGATGTATTGAATTTAATTTTGAATCCAGACTTAACTTCTTTTTCAGTTAAACATTTGAATGTTAATTCTTGTTCATATTTAGTTAAGATTGGTGCTAGTGTATTGCGGTAAAAGTCTTCTTGTTGCTGTTCTACGTTTGTAAATGTGCTTGTTTTTCCTAGATGATAACCTTTAACACCAAATGCATTAGCGATCATTTGAATACTTAATTCATTTAATTCTAAGAATTGACTGTCAACCATTGTAGCTTTGATAGGTTGGAGTGAGAAACCAAGTGGCATTGTTACTAATTTACCGATGTTTTCAGGGGAATTTGCCATGCGTTCGAAGCGTTCTTTCATCACTCGTTCATTCTCATGGTTGATATCGCCTGTGTATTGGAGAACTGCACTTGCTGTTAGTCCATTTTTGAATTGTTTATTAACAAAGTTCTGTCCATGTTGACTATTTTCAACGACTGTTCTTAATTGGTCTTTGATTGCAATACCTGTGATACCATCTGTTGTCATGCTCATAAAATTCAAGCATTGTGTTTCTTTTAGATATAGTTGTTGTCCACCAACAGAATAAACATAATAAATACTGTTTTCACTTCCAAAAATACCTTTATCATCTGCAAGAATCTGAACATTTTTCATATCCAACGGATACAATCCTTTAATTTGTCCAGTCGTGTTATCTATATCAATGTAAACAATAGATTGACCATGATAATACATTTGATAAACTACGACTGTCCAAAAGACAGAAGGTGACATATGGACATTAGGACGCACTTTTAAGAAGTAATTAAGGTAATGAGCATTCTTATTGAACATTCCTTTATCAGTTTCTTGTTTTAAATCTAGTCCTAAAGAGGAAATTGCATCAGCCAATACACGTAAACATATATAAAATGTAGCTTCATTCGCTGGTGTATTTGCAAAGTTCTCAATACCAGTAAAGAAGTCAATCATTTCTTGTTGGTCAAATGTAAATGTACGTCCTCGTTTTTCTAGATCGTTTCCACGTTTGAAGAATCCCATTTATTCACCCCCTTTTTCTGCCTAATTGGATACCGTCTTTATCAACGAATATCCCTGCCACGAATAAAAACACTCCTAATACGTATAGACTTGCTACAACATTCAATAGAAATGTAGCTAATACGATTACGAGTGCTCCAATTACAAGCAGTAAATCAGGTATTAAGTTTATTGATTGTTTCATTACTCACCATCCTAACTTGTCTAGTGCTTCTGAACTTGAGAATTTATTTAAGTCTAATTTATAGTTGTTATCAATAGCCATAGACAAAGCCATAGTCATTGCAACAATTCCATCAATCTTTTTAGTTGATTTCTTTTTGTCCCATTTTAAATCTCCTGCTGGATTTTCAGATACCATTGCATTTCCAGCCATCCAATTTAGTACAGGATTATTAGGATGACGCAACTTCCCTTCAAATAGAACATCATAAAACTTTTCAATTGCAGGTGACATTGTTCTAAACCCTTGACCAAAATCAACTACATACATTCCATCGTCTTGTAAATCAGCAATAATACCTGAGCTTCCAAAACGGTCAAATGCAATATCTTTTATTACGTATTCCTTTGATAACTCTTTAATTTTTTGTCTTATGTATCGATAACTAATATTGTCACCTTGAGTAGCATGCATATGTCCTGCTTTAGAATGAGACGTATAATCAAATCCATCACGATTTTGTGCTTCTAATAAATCTGCTGAAGGTTTAAATAAATGAGGAACAATAAAATACTCACCATCAACATGAAAGACCATTACAAATGCTGCAAAGTCTTTACTTGATGCTAAGTCTAACCCTGCATAGCATTCTTTACCTTTGAGCATATTCATGTCAAAAGGCTTCTTGCCACACTCTTTCCATTTGTTCATGTTAATACCTTGTTCAGTTGATAAGACAATATGTTGATTCAAATATAAACGTCTAAACTTTGCTTCTTCTGCTGGAATTTCTTTAGCACGATAAGCCAATGACTTCAACTCATTGTACTCCCTGAAGATTCCTAAAGCTGGATTTGATTTGTACCATTGACTTTCATCAGTTAAATCACAGTCATCATCAGCTTCGTAAATTGCTGAATAGAAAGTTGGATCGTCAACTTTTCCTTCACGTACTTTCTTTGCATATAGGTATGTACGATACTCTAAATTAAATTCATCTTGACCATTTGAAGCAGTTGTAATTGTTAACATTAATGGTGACTTACGAGTACCCATTGACGTTTTCAATTTAGTATATAATTCATCATTCTTTGCTTCATGCGTTTCATCAAGACAAACAATATAACCGTTATAAGAATCGGCTTTAGATGCATCAGAACTTAATACACGAAAGTTACTATTGGTTGCTTTTCTGTAAATTCTTTTACGACTATCAATAATACGACAATGCTTTCTTAATGTTGGATTCTGTTCAATCATATTTTTTACAGTGTCAAATAATAAAGAAGCTTGGTCACGAGAGTTGGCTGATACGATATATTCAGCACCGTATTCTTCATCACAAAATAATGAGTAAACAAATATACAAGCTATTAGGAAACTTTTCCCATTTTTACGTGGGAGATAAACAAATCCTTCTCTGTGCTTGCGTGTATTATCTTCCTTATTTCTCCAACATAATAAATCTGTCAGTATCTTTTTTTGAAACTCTAACAGTTTAATTTTCTCGCCTTTTTTACCTTTATCGAGATTAAGTTTTTCAATAAATCCAACTACTTTTTCCGCTTCTTTTTTATCAAAATAATATTTTTCTTCTTCCATTTATCCCACCTTGCCCTGTTCTATTTCGCAATCATATCTTCTAAGTCTGGATCAATGTCTTCTGAACTAGTTACAATTGCTTCACCAATTTTAGAACGTTCTTTAGGAGTCAATCCAAACTCTTTGATGAAGGCTAACATTGATTTCATAGCATTATTTGCAATAGCAATCTCAGGTATTTGTTGACGATAACCAGTGTCAGTTGTAAAGCATAAATCGTTATTCTGTTTAATTAATTTTTCTGCTTCAATCCATCGTTGGTACTGTGAACATAATGCAATCAAAGCAATGTCATCACCAGCTTTCCATTTACCAAGCTCAACTAAAATAGCAGCAATCTCATTGTACTTTTTCTTAGCATAAGACTTTAAAAAGCTAGGTGGTTTTGGTACTTCCATCATCTGAATCCCCCCTTCCTCTAAAATTGGTTAAATTTAGGCATGGCAAACAAACCACCCCCTATAAAAATTCCATAAAGTTGCACGGTGGGGTGGCTTCAGGGTCATTTATAAATTTTTTAAAAGTTCAAGACCATGCCCTTGCCTATTTTATTTTTCTTTCGCTGTAGTTTTCTTCACTGTCTTCGGTTTCGTTTTGACTGAGTCAATCGTTTCTACCAATTCAACAAATTTTTCAATATCATTTACTCGCTGATACAATACAAATGGTTCTGATTGTAATTCTGTTTGTACTTCAATTGTAAAATCATAGACATTTGAGCCAACTTTAACTATCGATACATCAATTAATTTCATTACTTATTCATCCCTTCTAATCTACGCACATCGTCAGCATTTAACTTACCATGTCTAATTAATACTTCATATGCAATGAATCGTTCCTTTACTGCTTCACCTAATACATCCCATACATTTATAGTTGCGTTATCAAATTGTTCACTCACATTGCATTACTCCTTATCGTACCAGTCATTGACCAGCTTAATATGCTTATCCAATCGCTTAGTTCTTCTATCATCATTTATAATACGTTCAATACATTCTTCCTTACTTACATTCATATATACTACATCTGCATTAAACATACGCTTTAGTTCATCTACATTCTTAGCTGTTGTTATTATCCATGCTCTTACATTCTCACTCATAAGCTTACGTTCTAATACTCTACATATCTCATTACGAATAGCTACAACTACATCAACTAAATGTGCTGGCTTCTCATACATATCTAGTCCTGTTAATGCCATCCATATATCATCAATGTCTAGTATTAAATCACCTGCTTGCATATACTTCTTAACATAAGTGGACTTACCTGAACCAGCCGAACCAGTAACTATTGTTACCTTCTTATTCATTGGCTTGTATTCACATTGTCTACTTATTCTAACTGCTACTGTCTTTTCATTATGACAGGCATGGCAAAGAGGCATCAGGTTGCTTTCATCCAAACGTCTGTCAAAGTTATCCTTTATTTCTTCTATATGATCTACAACATCAGCTGGAACAGACTCACCATTATCCAAGCACTTAGAGCAGAGAGGATGTTTATGTATAAACCTTTTCCTAAGTAAACGCCACTCACCACTCTTATAAAACTCTGTGTATTTATTATCCCGTTTAGTCTTATCATACTGTCTGTCTTGTCTCTGCTGTGCTTCTTTCCTATGTTCATCACAATAAGAATGATGTGACTTATTACTACAATGTGGATGATTGCATAAGCGCATAGGTTTCCAAGTCATAGTTAAAACCCTTTCTTATCTCGCTATCTTTTTGAAACTTTATTATTTACCCCATATTTCAACTTGCATATTGTAGACATAATAAAAAGCCACTCATTTAGAGTGACTTTCTCTAAATTAAATACCATCTCTTTCAGTCGCTTTAAATACTACTTTAATCTTGTACGTCTCTTTCTTACCTTTTACGACCGTAACCCTTGTAATCAGTTCAATAATAACCCCTGAAACTGAAAGGTATGGCAGGTCCCGAAATAGGCGACTGTCCTCCACCCCCAAGTTTTGGAGCCTTGGCGGGATATCCCAATGGATAATTCCCCCACCAACTGTCAACTTCACCACTAGAATTCAGTACATATCCAGTAGGACGTCCAAAGGAAGGCATGAAATAGGGGTAGAAAGTATAGTTAAAAGGCGTATAGAAATTAGAATAAAACATTTAATCACCTACTTTGTTTCAATTTGTAAAAAAGCCTTCATTAAAATATGAAAGTTTTTCTTTTATTGTGAATCATCGTTTCCAACAACTTTTTATTACTCGAACAAAATAAAAAGCCACTCTAATTTTTAGAGCGACTTAAACTTATAAAAATATTAACTTTTACCTCGACTCTACAAGCAAATAACTTAGCGCCCTATCTAATGCTTCAGGTATAGTTCCAACCTCTTCAACCAACTTTGAACCATTTTTCAAATGATAAGCTAAACCTGTATCGAAAATTTTAATTCCACCAGCAACCTGATAGTTAGATTTTAAAACTTTCCTCAAGCTCAATACAGATCCTTGGATTTTAAAAGAAACTAAACAGTCTGGAAATGAAATTTCATTTTCCACTTTATTAAAATTGACTTTAGGCCGTTGATTATCATTTAGCTTTACATTTAACATGTCAATAAAAGAATCAATGACACTTTGAACGGATATTAATTCGAAATGTTTTCCTGAAACTTTAGAAACATAAGCATCCATCCAGTTTTTACTTTTCCCCATTAATATTCCCACCTTTTATGTTAACTATTTTATTCTACAAAAGGCTAGTTATTCTCGCTTTTTAAAAATTAATCAATTTTCAAGATTCTTTCCGACATAGGTAAATCCGAATTCAGCTTATGAAGTTATAACAATAATAACCTCGCCTATTTTTCTAGCCCGTCTATACAAAATTGACAAGCTATACATATGCTAATGTGTATTCTATTTTCTTCATCGATGAAAGGATGAGAATGTATGGCAGCTAAAATCAATTCCCTTACGATTGGTTCCATTTCTGGAGGGACTTTTATTTTTGGAAATGTAGGTCAAGTATGCCCTGTTACAAGTGCAAGCGCAAATTCCAATTCACAAACAAGTTCAGGATCAAATGCAAGTCCTAATTCAAATTCAGCAACAGGCTTTCAAAACACTTCTACTCCAACGTCATCTAATTCCACACCTACTCCAACGCCTAGTTTTGGAAGCGGAAATACCAATCCACTTTGAAAAGCATCCTTATACGCAAGGATGCTTTTTCTACTTTTATAAAGAGTAGCTATTCTAATCTATACAATTAGCGGTGCATTCAACTACTAACTAAAAATTGAAAAATCATCTATTATCTATGCAATTAATTTCACTCTACTTTTCTACTTTTCTCAATTTTCATTATGAAATTGGCTAATTCAATATCAATAAAAGTTCGATTTAGAGCTGGTATGTTCCAAAATTGTTGATGGTAATCTGGTATATATACACTCCCGTCATATTGTGCTTTAATAACCCGTCGGAAATTCTCGCCTAAGCATTGCACTATGTAGGACTTTACACCATTTTTTTCTATAACATTTAGCACTTTAAAATCAAATTGAATTCTCATTCTCCAATCACCAACTTTCTACCTATAATTTCGACAAAAAGTGTAATAACCCTTCTGAATTTATGACTATGAGAATATTTTTATTCCACGTACTTGAAAGCAATTTGATAAGCTTCATACTTAGTTAACCCTTGTAAACTTATTAAGTACTCAGCCAACATTATTCTTTGATTATGAGTTAAAGGTTCATCATCTTCTTCATTGATACGTAATAACTCTTCGTCACTAATTTCTCCATCTAATATTTCCTGGTAAAGTTCATCAGTCATTATTTAGCAATCACCCTTTCTAAATTTGAACATAATAAAAAGCACCTGAATTGAAACAATGCATCCTTGATTTTATTAACTGTATCTATGATGTTCTAATTTAACACCATTATTAATATTATTTATGTAATTGATCTTAAAGGAGATGATCCCAATGATTGATTACACAGGTTACAAATTTCACGAAGACTATACAAAAATTTATGGCAGAAACTATTTAACTTGTCATGTTGGTTCACTGCTGGTGCCAGTTTCAAGAATAAAAGGCTTGACCCATGATAACGTTTTGTCTGAAGAAAAGTTAAGTCGTCTTCTCAAATCTGTTGAAGCTCACGGATATGTAACAACTGGTTCCTCTCACATGGATATTAATCTAACTTTATTCCCTAACGGTGAGTTCTGCGTCGGTAATGGAGGTAATCATAGACCTTACCTAGCAAAAAAACTAGGTATAACTATTATTAGAGCAATTGTAGATGTATGTATCCCACTTGATCTTTTAACAGATGAACAAATTCTACATTTTGAGTCCATAGATCCTTACGATTTACCTAATAGTCCAGAATTAAAAGATATAGCATATGCCCTAGAACTAATGCCTAGCCAGCAACTTGCTAAACAGACTATAATTCATATTCGATAGGCACTTAATAGGTGCTTATTTTTGTTGTTAAACAAAATAAAAAAGCCACTCTAATTTTTAGAATGACTTTTTATTTCTCAATTAATCTTTAATAAAACATTTTGAACTGCTAACCTAACTGCATCTCCAAGTTCTGGCTCTTCATTCACATACTCATTCTCTACTTTTACTTTATAAATAAAACCCGTATTTTCAATGACTACTCTGCCTTTAAAAACGTTGGAGCCACTAAATTCCTCATCTTTTTCAAATGAAATAGTTGAACCTTCAATGATAATTTTAACTAAACAGTCAGGAAAATTAATAATTTTTTCTTCTCGATTCAAAATCACTTTTGAATTGATTCCATGTGAGTTTAATTTTGTATTTAATTCATCGGCAACATTACCTACAATATTAAATAATAAATCTTCGTCAAAATATCTCTTTGTAAGTCTTGTTATATAAACGTCCATCCAATTTTTAGCCACAATAACTCCTACCTTTCATTTAGTCAACAATACATTCAAAATAAAATTTATTTCATTATCTAAAAGCTCTTTAGTTCCTATAGAGCTGATTGCTTATTTCTAAAGTAAAAGAATTCGTTTGTCACTCAACCTTCTTCTAGCTCTTTATCCCACAGTTCTTGTATTTTTTGTTCAATCAATTCATACAGAGGTGAAAAAGTTTGAATGGCTTGTTGAACATTAAGACGCCCACCTACCAAATATGTGTCTCCTAGAACAACGGTGGATGTAGCATCAGAAACTATTTTACCTTCAATACCCGAATTTTCTTTATCTACTTCTTTAATAAAGTCTTTTTGATTACGACCTTCATTTTTATAATATTCGATTTCGTGTTCTTTCATGTTTCTCACAGCTCTAATATTTGGAAGGTCATGGTCTATTTTATCAATAACTTGTTGTAGATTACCGTCATATTCAGTAGCTTCTGTTAACCATTTTCGTGCTTTACTTAGTGCAATTGTAAAATAATACTCTTTAATTTTTAATAGTTCAAAAACACTATCAGCTTGAGGTTTAAGCTCGAATGAACGGTCTAATTTAATTAGCGAATCATGCAATTGCAATATTTCTTTTGCTTCTATTACAACTGCCCTTGTCCATTGTTTTGAATTAACTAAAGCTAAATACGTTGTTCCACTTTCTATCATTTATCATTTTCAACTCCTCTCTATCTACTAAATTCGACAGAGAGACAAATGGAACCTTCTTGAAAACCTAAAAATATGTATTATTATGTTATTTTTTGATTCTTTATAACTACATTAAATTATGTATATATTGACTATAGATTTACTATTATGTATAATTTATTTTGTTTAACTGTGCAAACTTTTAAATAATGATATTTTTGTATGTCTTACCTGTTAATAAATTAAAAATCGCAGTTGGGTGAAAACCTAATTCTTCTGCTTTTTCATTACAAAAAGTGCTCAATTTACCTATATATTGAGCGTATTCTTTTTTCAGCGCAATTACTTGTTCCTGTTTCAAACGTTTATTACTTCCTATTTTACTTCGTACATGAGGGTCAACTTTAGGATCGTATTGTTCTTTTCTCGTTCGTAACTCTAAATTCGATATCGAGTTATCCACTTTCTTTCCATCTTCATTCACGATATGGTTTAGTTCCAATTTACCGTTATTCGTAAACTCTTTGATTGTTGTCCCAAAATAAGAAGAAAACACAAGCTGATGTACCCCATATGCTCTACCTGCTTCTGTAACTCTACAACTCACATAACAATACCCGAATCTCTTATTTGCCTTACTTTTCAAAAACTTTTTATTTCTAACTGACCAAATTCTTCCGTTTTCACAATCAGCCAAATAAGCTTTATACACTTCTTCTCCATGTATCAACAACTCTGGTATTGGACTTAAAAATACTTCTTTTCCTTCGTACATAATTTTCATCATTTACATTCATTCCATTTCTTTTGAGTAGTAGCACACGTTTATTTCGTATACTCTGATTGAATTTCATCTATAACCATTTAATAATTTGTTAGTTCAAAAAGGCGTGGACTAGAAGTTCCCACACCTCTAGCCCCGTATACTACTAACAAAAGAATGGTTTTGGGTGATGAAGCCCAATCACAGCATAAGAAAAAATATTACGAGAACACCTAGCTGACGTGTTAAGTGCTCCCGCAATGCCAAATTAAGGAGAGATAAAAATGCCATTCATGATTTTCGGAGGAGGATATTCATGAATTTAATAACAAAAAAAGTTTATTAAAAACAGTTGACTCATAATGATTAATCGTATATACTGAGTATAAGAAATGATAATCAGGGGTTTCTCAACCGTTTTAAAGTAAAAAGGAAAGACTAACCCTGTTTAGTGTAATTTAGTTATGCTCTTCCTCTAAAGAGGTATTATCTTTTAACCTCTCAAAAACACCTCTCAGCCATACAGCCACAAGGGTTTCATAGATTAAAATAATAGTAAACAAATTATAAAAAGCCCACAAACCCCATTATATACGGGTTCACAGGCTCTTTTTCAGCGTGACACTTTTTCTTTTGCTTTCTTTGTACGACTTCTTTGTTGACGTTCTCTTGCTAATTTAGCTTCATGCTTCTTCTTACACTCTGGACATCTATCTTGACGTTTAGTAGTTGGAATAAACTTCTCATCACAATCCACACATACCTTAGTTTTCTCTAAATTCTTGTATAAGCTATTTAGAATCTCTCCACCAAATGATTCCCATAATGTCGTTTTATGAGCACTATTTTTAGTATTGAAAAGGTGCTTAACGAGCACATCAGCTAAAAGATATGGATCACTATTGATTTTAAGTAATTCCTCTCTGATATGTTCATAAATCCAAAGCTTACTATAAGATTTAACATCAGCTTTCTTTTGGTCTAACATTAACCATTTCTTACTTCTATCTAATTTAGTGTATAGATTAATGATTTTATTGTTAGTTCTGCGCTCAGGGTCATTCATTAATAGTTTATAATCAACTTCACCTACAACTTTCTTAAAGAAGATATTAGTATCTTTGATTACAGTTTCTAATTGATTCACTACACTATCATTGATTGCTTCAACTTCATGTTCCTTTTTCTTTTTAGCATATTGAAAGAAATATGGTGCTTTAACTTTATCAGGTACATTAAGCTGTTTCTTCAATGTCTTAGTAGGAATAGTTGGCTTAAATAAAGTTTTTGCGAAATCTATCTCATGGTTATTGGTCATACAAAGTAAACGCACAGTATCTAAATTGATATCTTCTTTTTTAGCACTGTTAAAGATTTTCGTAATTTTATTACTTATTGTTCCGATATTAGCTTTATGTGCAGCCTTTAAGCTTGTGTAGATTGTTTCAGGCTTAATTGTATCAGCTTCAGCCTTTTTCATTACATAATACAGTGGATTGATACCTTTCATATGTTCTTCGGCAATGGCGATGAATTTCGGGCAACTAATCGTCAGTAAAGAATCACCATCATTATCGAATTGAAGGATACGACTGACAGGATCTTTTACAGATGAGTAGATTGCATTAGATACAAACCATTCTTTTTTCTTACCATCAATTACATTATCACGTAAAGCATGTTCTAAAAATAAGTGTGGTGATCGCTCTAAGCAAAGTCTACCTTCTTCAAATAACGTACAATATACTTCGCCATTTTTAAGTAGTCCATCAGGATTCTTATTACCTTGAAATAACCATTCACAAAAAGCAAAAGTATCTGGTGACACGAATGTGTATTTCCCTTGCACTTTAAGTTTTCCAGACTTAGCTCGCTTAACAAAACTTGCTTTAGCTGATTTGATTGTTTCTTTTACATGTTTATCACTTAATAATTCAGGATAGATTGAGATAGCTTCTTGCATAGCATTCTTTCTTGTGTTTGTATCATTAGCACCCATAAGAGTTAACATTGTATCCTTTTCACGTCCAATTGCTTTAATGAATGTATTAGTCTCTTCTGCAATGCCTTCTAATTCCTCAGTAGACATATTGTAAAGAGTCTGAAGGATTTGATATGTAGTTACTGCTTCACTGAAATTGTCTTTTGTTTCTTCTTCATTCAATTTACCTGCTTGACACTTATAGTCTTTAAATGCTTGTTTGTAATTATCCCAACTATTCTCTTTGTTCTCATTGTCAATGTAGTATTGGTGCATTTTGAACTGACTTTTTGTAAAAATAATTTGCACGTCATCTTCGATTATGTCCCACTCTTTGTTATAGATATCAGTTACTTTAGTATTATTAGCTACTTCTTTAGCAAACTTATCAAATGGTGTCGGGATTAAAAGACCTTTCATCCACGGTAAACGTACCATAAAGGCTTTATCAGATAGACTAGGAAGAATTAAACCCGAACCATCTGTATGTTCAATAGGTACACTTTTACGTTCATTATGTTCAATTGTAAACTTCTCAGTGTCAATTACATCAAAGATTGCTGATACTTCTGTTTCCATATCATCTACAACAATGCAACGATCAATATCAAAGTCTTTCCAATGAGTTGTAGCGCTGTTTGAGAGACTTAAATAGGCTAAAAATTTATTGATATTACAGCCACCTTTTGCATTGATATCATCTACAGTTAAACCACACATTAATGATAATTGATGTTTATCCCATACTGATTTCTTTAGGAAGACGTTCTTTTTTTGTCTGATTTGTCCTGCACTTGAGCTATAGTATACGAAGTGCTCTCCGTCTTCATTAACAAAACCTTGAGTAATCAAATCTTCTAACACTTTTTCATAATAAGACTGTACAATAATCATATCAGTTGTAGTTGATTTCTCTTTGATCCCTAGTGTACGACTTAACACACTTTCAAATAACCCTGAGCGTTTCTTATCAGATAATGAAGATGTACGTAAAGTACGCATTCCTTCACTCTCATTTAATACATCTTTTAATTGTGCTTTAATTTTATCAATGCGTTTAGTTAAATATTTGATACCGTTTTTGATTCGTACAATACGATTAACTTTCTTCTTATCCATTACTTTGACAAGAGTCCTACCATTTATTAATTTCACTTTACCATCAATCTTCTTTTTGCTACCTTTAACATCAATATCATTCTTAATTAATTCATTAAGCTTATTACGTAAATTGTAAGTGTTTAATTCTTTATTATGAATTTTTTGTTCAGCTCCAGCATGATAAAAAGCAGCAGTATCAACACTGTACACATAGAATTGTTTGTTTAAGTTTTTATTTGATTTTTTCATAATTAATTACCGTCCTTTTGATTAATTTGATTTAGTTTAATAAACGTTCAATATGTAAAACTGAATAACACTCGAATATGTAAGAAAAAAATCAAATCGAAAAATGATAAATCCGTTCTTTGGTTTATCATTTTTCAAATACTGTATCTAAATTATGTATCTAGTTATGTATCTAATTATGTATCTAATTATGTATCTAATAGTTAATCTATATAGGGTGTAAATTATCCCCGATAATTTGGTATGATATCTCCGATGATTTGGTTTATTATCTCCGACGTTTTGATAGTTATCTCCGATGATTTGGACTTAGTTAGAAACGTTGATTTAATAGACTTTCTCAAGCTAGTGCTGATACCTTCCTTTCTGTGTATAAACACACTTTTTCCTCGGATAAATATACATGATTATTGTACTTGGTGAATTTTAAACTTTCATTTACGTTACCTTTTTTAACCTCCCATTCACCCGTCTCTTCAAGTTTGTGTTTTTCAATTTTGATGAATTTATGTTTTTTAAGTATGTAGTTGTGCTTTATAACTGTGTTTTTAGTAACTCCAGATTCCTTGGCAATTGTTTCTTCGCTTGCAAATGAGTAATGTCTACTTAAATTTGTGTAATTAATATGTGATTGATAGACGTACAACATTCGAATACCTGTATATCCAATTGCATCAATAATATTAGGGTTTATTACATCGCTCGCAAACTGTGTAAACCATTTTACATTTTGATTCTTTGGTATGTACTTTTCATTTATTGTCATTAAGGTCGAACCTTTTCTAGGAAACTTATCTAATTTGTTTAACATGTACCCTTTCTCATAAAGTTTGTTGTAGGATTTCTTCAATGTGTCATTATCCTTAATCCTCAAGATACTTTTGAGCCTAGAATGATCAATCTCCATCTTTACTTCTTTAGTGTAATTATGATGATTTACTAATCTAGCGTATAAAACAAAATCTAATGGTTTTAAATCCGTATCCCTTACAATTTCTGTTGCAATTTGAATCCTGCTAAATTTCTTTGTCATTATGATGTCCTCCGATTATTTCTAATTTAATTTCGCATATGTATTGATTGTTTAATTTTTATTTCTTCATTTTTAAGTATGTATTGACTTTGGAAAGTACATGGCTGTTGTTAGGAAAAAAGTAAACAAGCCTATTTGTACCATTGTTATGTTCTTTAACTTTTAACAGCTTACAGCCATTCATCATGAGATAACCTGCCATTCGTTGACTAAAGACTACATAATCCTTCTCGGATTCTTCATTAATAACTATCATTAATCTCACCTTTTCGTTTTATAGTTTTTCATTATTAAGTTGTCAAAGATCATGAGTTTAATTAATAAGATTTACATTACAATCACCCCCTTCATATCTAAATAAAATTACAATTTTATGGAGTTTAATATTTAACTAGCCTTCGTTTTTACTTGACCATTTAACAAATAGTCATAGCTATCAAGCGTTTCGCTCCAATTGTCATCTAAACCTAAGTTGTCATATACATCCTTCATCTCGTGGAATACTTCAACATACTCCCATATGTTTAATTTCATCGTTATTTCCCCCTGTTTGGTTTCTGAATGATAAACTACTTGAAATAGTAGTTAAGTGATTATTTATAATCTATTTATTACGTTTTTAGACTCAAACAGGAAGTTAAGTAAATTAGTTATTGACTTACAGACAACACATCACTTATAATAAACGTAACTAATAAAAGGTCTTTTACCTTGAATAGGGATTACCCTGTTTGAGCGTTGATAAATAAGCTTATTTTTAAGCACAGCAATGTAGAGTTGCTGGTATAACTAAATTAGAGTACACGGTTAGTGCATTTTAAATGAGGGCGATTAGTAAGCGTTTGGCGACAATTACTAATCTATTACCTAGAAAGTTTGGCGACAGACTGGGTAATTTTTCATCCTTCTTTTGATTGTACTATTTGTCATTTTGTTTGTAAATGAAATTTCTGAAAATTTTCAGCATTTTCTTCTTCCTCCCCATAAACTCGCTCAATGCTTCCAACTTCAATTTCATAGTTTGCAATTGATAATTTTACATCTTTAAAATCATGATTTATTACTGTTACATCACCTAATGACAAGAAGCCCTCATTGAATGTTTCTTGTGCATAATCTTCTGCTTTTTCGTATGATACTGCTTGAATATCCTGCATCATCACTAGATTCATATTTCCACAAGCCTTATACTCATTCTCAAATTCATTATAGATTTCCTCAATTTCAAAATCGTTATCACACCATCTAAAGCTCATTTTCTCACCTGTGACTGTCATAAATTCGATATCAGTATTGAAACGTGTTGTAAAGCTGTTAGTGTTAATTGTAGCTTTCTCCCATGCTTGCTCCATGTTTGCAGCGAATATTGTGTTCACGTGTTCAGCTTTTACTTCTACAACTACATTATAAGTTTTCAGCATTTCCAAACACCTCTTTCTAATTTGTTATCTGCATCTCAGATAACTTATCCTTATATTACTAGCTAATTTATTCCAAGTCAACTCTTTTTCAAAAGTTTTTTTAGTTTTAATCATCTACATAACAGCATTTAGTTATATCTAACTCAGATAACATAGTGTATAATAAGAAAAGAGGTGATTAAGCGGTGATTAAATTTAAGTTGAAAGAAATGTTAGAAAAAGAAAGTATGTCCCTTAATCAATTTGCTAAATTAGCTGGTATTCGCTACGAAGCAATATGGAATATGTGCAATTACGAAGAATTAGCAGCTCAAGGGAAACCCGTGAAGTTAATTTCTGTAAAAGTACTTAATCAGATTTGTGAAACACTCGACTGTAGTATAGAGGATGTTGTTGAATATCAAAAAGAATAAAAACACTAAAAAGCCTGTCCATCATAAGAGCTTACGAACAGGTTTTTTAGTGTTTTTATTCTTTTTAGTTTATTTGAAGATCCACATAATTATCAAAAGCAAAACTACAATTTACAATTTTTAATTGACCTACATTTGTTCCATTCTCTATAATACCACGGATTTCACATCTGTTTAAATCAACACTAATAACAGTGATAGATGTTGCACTAGTAGATGGTGGCTCCATAAATTCTAAATGCAATTGAACATTATCTCCTACAGCATTTAAATCATGTACCAGTTGAAGGTTGGTTACTAGTGCTCTACAAAGAGAATTACATTTATTTCCTCTATCAGGATTTCTTGGAGGCATTTTTTCACCCCTTTCTATTAATTTCTATATATTTTATTCTTAAAAAATAAAAGTGTTTGGACAAATAAAAAAATGATTATTTCTCCTATTAAATTCCAAATAAATTTGAAACCTTTCTGTCCGTTTAATATTTTTTTATCAAAGAATTTATATTAGATATAAAAATAACCACTCCAACTTAGGAATGGTTATTTTAATTTATACATGTAACTGTTGATCAAACTCTCTTTGAATTCCCCTTTTCACTCGTTCATATGCTTTCACTTCTCCTTGATAAAAACACGCACTATTCCAATCTTCTCTCTTTTCCGCGTCTTTTCTCCAAGCGTTAGATTGTGCTATTAACTTATCAATGTGTTCAATAAACTTTTTTCTTTCCATTCCTCCACCTACTTTTAGTATAATTGGAAATATTTATATGAACAGTTGATAAGTAATATTTCTAGAAATCGGTAAGAAACCCTGTTAAATTTTGTTATAACTCCCGAATACTTTTAGGAATAAAAGAAATAACCCCCAGTAATGGAGGTCATTTCTTTTATTATATTGCCTTTTTACGCTCACCTAGTCGAGTTATTACTGATCACAGCCAATTCCGTCACCATCTCGATCAAACTTCGCTTGGAATCCTGGTTCACCTTGTCTGATTGGTGCTCTTCCTGCTGCTCTAACATCTGTACAATTTTGGAATGTAGCTGTTTGAGTTTGTTGTTGCTGTTGAGCCTGCGCTTCTGCTTGAGCTTTCTCTTCAGCCTTTTTACGTGCTTGTTCTGCCTCAGCTTGTTGTTTAGCTTGTAACGCTTCTTGCTCCTTTTGTTTCTGTTCAGCTACACGTTTTTCCTCAGCAATACGAGCTGCTTCTTCCTGTTTACGCTTCTCCTCTGCTGCTTGAGCCTGAGCTTCTTGTTGAGCTTTCTGTTCTTCTAACTTCTTAGCTTCTTCTTGTTTCTTCTGCTCATCAGATTTCTTTTGAGCCTCTTCCTTCTTAGCTGTTTCTTTCGCTTTTTCTTTATCTACAGAAGCAACTACTTTCTTTTCTAAGTTAGGACTCATCTCTACTTTCTTAACTACATCATCTTTATCATCAAATGTTGCTTGAATCCATTCTCCAGATTTATTTGTATCAGCATACATGTAAACATGATCCTTCATCTTAGTAGTAAGATAACCTTTCATAATGTTCTCCTTGATGAATTTAGACTTGTTAACTCCATCTTCAGGGTCTTCAGCATTCACCATTTTATAAACGATCCCTGCTGCTTCTACAAATTTAAGTGTAGGTTTTACAGTTGCGCTTGCAGTCTTAGCTGGCTTCTTTTCAATTCTTGCTTCACGTTCCTTTTGCATTTGAGCTTCTTGCGCTTTCTCTTTTTCTATTTGATTTCCACTAATAATTGCACATGGCAAGAACACTACAAAGCTTATCAGTGCAATTAAGAAATACTTTTTGGAATTTTTCTTAACTATCAATCTAGCTATTCCAATGATTAAAAACAATGCACAAGCCAACGCACTAATTACAATTAAGAAATTTAACATTCTCTTCTCTCCCTCAATACTTATTGTACTGTTACAAATTTATCAAACATTTCTTGTCGCTTGCTTGCATTGTAGATATATTCATCAGAGAACTTACTTCTCCATGCGTCACTATCTTCACCTAAGCTTTCAATCTTAAATCCTAAGTAGTTGTTTAATTCTTCTCGTGTAATCTCTGTAGAGTAAGTTTTACCTTCAAATGGTAAAGTTAATGAAACTGATTCTAACCCTTCAAATTGTTTCAGCAATCTCGCTGGTTCTCCTACCATAATCTTTTGAATAGCCTCTCCACTTTCAAAGTACATTTTGTAATCATCTTCTGTAACTCTGCTATTAGGATTTTCTGCCTTGTACGCTGCGAATGAATCAGCATATTTAACAATAGCTTTATTTCCATCTTGTAACTCGGTAGTAGTAATAAACGTACCACCTGTCAAGCTTCCAGCGTACATATTGAATTGACTTTCATCTACAGTAGGAGACTCTTTTTCTTCTTTAGGTTCCTCAGTTTTTGCTGTTGTTTCTTTTGATTCTGTATTAGTTGTATCTTCTTTAGGCTTAGTTTCTTTTTGTGGTTTTGTTTCCTCTTTCTTTACTTCTTCACTAGTTGAAGTATCCTCTGTCGTACTTGAGCAAGCAACCAACATTCCACACATAGCCATAACAAACATAATTTTCTTCATTCTCATTTCTCTCCCTCTACTAGATATATTGTTTTATATATTACTGCAAGCCAAACTGTGATTTCTGAATCACTTTAGCTGGACTACCTTGGAACATTACAAGTGCATTAGCTCCTAAATCCCCTTCACCCATCCATGAATACATTACAGTGTAATATTGATCTCCTTGAGCACCTGTTTCAGAGTTAACTTCTCCTTCACTCCCAACGATCTGAGCTACTTGATCAATTGTCATTCCATTTTGAATCTTATCAAATTCTGCTTTACTCATCTCTGCTGCATTGGAGCTTGAAATATCTTCTTGAGCCTGTTGCTCTTCTTCAATTTTTGCACTTTCTTCTTCGGCTTTCTTATTCGCTGCATCTATTTTAGCTTGAGCCTCTTGCTTAATTCGTTCTGCTTCTTCTTCCCTTGCTTTCTTGTCTGCTTCAGCTTTTTCAGCCTGTTCTTTTTCAAGAGCCTCCTGTTTCGCTTTAGCTTCCTCTTCTTGGGCTTTTAATTTAGCTTCTAATTCCTTAACTTTAGCATCTGTTTCTTCTTTAGTTGCTACATCTTCTTTATTTGATTCTTCTTTATTTGATTCTGTAGTAGATTTTTCAGTTTCTTCTTTCTTAGTTTCATCTGCTTTACTTTTTTCAGGTTGAGCCTCTGCCGTTGCTTGTGTAGCGTTTTCTTTTTTCTCTTCTTGAGGCTTAGATTCTTCTTGCTTAACATCTTCCTTACTGGTAGAATTTTCTGTAGTGTCAGAACACGCAGTCAACATTCCACATACTGTCATAGCAATTATCATCTTTTTCATATCTTATTTCCCCCTTTTTTAATTAACAAAATTAACTTATACAGATTCTCTATATAACTCTTTCTTTTTTAGCTGTAATATCACATTCTCTTTATATGGGATATCTACAGTGATGCAATATTTAACGGTTCTTTTTTCTTTATCCGCCTTTATCATCTCAGCTATGTTTGGCACTTTTTGAAACTTTTTATCTCGAACAGCTTTGAAATGATTTCTAAAATCTTCTTCAGTACAATCATTCACCTTGATAAAATGCTGAATTAACTCATCAAACTGTTCTTTAGTTGTTCTACTAAATGTAAAACCCAAATGGTGAAAAGCATGACACCTTTTACAGATCAAATCTATGCCTTCAAGTGTACAAATTAAATTATCTTCATCATAACGTTCAATTTCATGCATCTCTAGATATCTTAAATTCGCTTCATCTGGTTCATATCCACATATTCTACACTTACATTCTCTCTCTTCCAAAATTTGCTTTCTAATTTTACTCCACAAGCTTTGGGAAATATTTCGCTTTACACTGTGTCCTCTAAATGGGGCTGGCTTCCAATCCACTTTTAATTTAAAATTACTAAAGTCCTGTCTCATAGTCTGCTCCTTCAGCTATAATTATGTAACACATTTAAATTTTACTATATTTTTAGTAATTTTTTCAATTTAATTATTATTAATTCCTCTTAAAGTAGATTTAATTTCCAGTACTTAAATTGAGTATCGAGTTTCTTTTGGATAATACCGTAGTAGTAGCTAAATATTGATTTTTTAATCGTATAGCCAAGCTTGATGTTAACAATCATTTGTTTAAACGAGGTAATAGCCAATTCAACCTTATCTAGACTTGGATCATAGTCTACATATTGTCCATTAAAGTCATTATAGTGTTGTGTAGAGTACGTTACGCATTTCCATAATTCTAGTACTTGCTTAGCACTATAATAAGATTTTACTAACTCCTGAAATCTAATTGGAACATCTAGAATTACATTGTCCTTATACGTATCTATTAATATATTGTTAGTTTTAACTTGGCTAGTTTCTTGATTTGGTACGTCAATTGTCTGTGGTACTTCATTTACGGAAGATTGAGATTCAACTTGTTTAATTGATTGATAACGATTGAATACATAAACATTATGGCGTTGATTGGAGCCACAGAACGTGTTATGAACTGTTAAAATACCGTACTGTTTTGCTTTACGTAACATTCTTTCGAATGTTGATCGAGATATTCCAATCTCCTTGTTATGTGTAGCAGATACTAATGTTTGAATTTTAGCATTTGAGATACCAGCATATTTACATGAATATCTAATAAGACGTTTTAATCCAATTAACTCGCCTTTTGTAAATTGAGCCTTAAAATCTACCATCCATTGCTCGATATGATTGTTAAATTCTTTTACATCATTAAAATTTGATAAGTGTACAAATTGCTCAATGTTACCTGATTTCATTATAGTTTCCCCCAAAATATGATTTTAGGGTGCACCAAATACACCTATGACACTTGTTTTTTTCAAATAAATGTCATATAATTTCATTAACTTATTTTGTGTATTTTAATACACCACTTGGAGGATGATGGTTGCAGCCATTGTCCTCTTTATTTTTGTTCTACTTTGAATTTCGTTTAATTATTTTCTCCTTTTGTTCCTCAATGAGATTTATCGCATTAAATTTTTCATGTTCATTCCTCACTGTTTCATCAAGTACATGACTATAAACACTAGCTGTGGTAACAAGATTGCTATGACCTAGTAACTGCTGGAGTACACGTATGTTACCTGACTGTCTTAGAAACATTTCCGAACCACTGTGGCGAAAAATGTGGGGATGTACTCTTTTAGTGATTCCCACGCTTTTTAAAATTTTCTCTAAATGTGCTCTAAATGTAGAAGGTCGTAATTTATTACCATCGTTAGTGAGAAAAATATATTCGCTATTAAATAAGTCATCATTGTCTAAGATAAGCTCTTGTAATAGCCTTGCTGTTTTTTTCGAAATAGGTACAATCCTAAATTTCTTTGATTTGGTATTTTGAAAAGTTACTGACCTCTTATCGAAATCAACGTCTCGTTTCTTCAAATGTAAAGTTTCATCTACCCTTCCTAATGTGTCTAGCAATGTATGTAAAAGCACATATGATCTAAATTGAGCATAATAACTCTTATTAAAGGCATTAAAAATTCGCTTTATTTCATCTACCGTCAATGTT